ATAAATTTCATAACATGCTTGACGTGACCCTTGATTTTAAAATCAGGTTCTCCACCGCTCGAGCCATGATGCGTGTAACTAGTTATCTTAATAGATGGTCCACCTACTTTATGTAAATGCTTTTGAAGATCTGCTTTATTCTTTTTAGGATCGTCATATACAGCAGTAGACGAGTCTTCATGTTCAATATGATCTTTTTCTTCATATATTGATTGATATGCTGCAGCAATTGAAGATGTTATTGAGCCAAATGATTCATTTACTGATTCTTTAACTGATGGATCACCTTTACCGGCTTTAGTCGTATCTTTTACTGGATTGATAACATTTTTATCGCCTTTTACATCCTTATCTGTAGGATTTTTTCCGGCGGCTTTAGTTACTCTACCTGCTTTAGATGCGTCATCATGTGACTGTTTTTCAAGGTCTTTATATTCACCAGTATCTTTATTGTCATCTTTCATTTTTTTAGCACCAGCACCTTTGTACTGATCATCCATTGTTTCTGGTTGAGTTGCACTCTTATAGTGCTCTCCTCTATTTTCTAGAACAGATAATAATTTATCTCTAATTGACATTACAGTGGACTCCTTTTTAATAACTTCTTTATCAACTGGTACCATACGTATACGAGTTTTTCCATCCGGGGCAACATACTTTTCAGGTTTCTTATCTGCAGTATTAAGTGCTTCATTTTGCTCACCTTTATCTGAACCTAGTTTAGGATTCATAGTAGCTGTTTCACCTTTTTTCCCCATAGCTTTCTTAATCGTTTTACGGCGATTGTGCAAATACTTATCAGTCTTATCTACATCACCATCATTATTAATATCAGCATCTGCTTGACCAACAGGATCTAGATTTGCTTCTACTTGTTTTCTTTTATCGCCGCAGGCTTTTTCCAGGACCTCTTTATAAGCTTGGGTCAACGCTGCTATTTCTTTTCTCATTGCATTATTCCTATTTGTGCTATTATTGACCCGACTACGGCCACTAAAGTTATCCAAAAGACTCTGTTAATAACACAGATTGTCCTATGGTTATCATCTACTGTCTTCTGAATTTCATCTAATTTTTCAGAATGACGATTCATACGTTCAAATAAGTTGTTTTGATCAACTTGTAATGAAGCAATTTTTTCCTCTGCACGAGCCATCGCAACCATAGCTTCTGTGAGCTGGTCGAGTTTATTCTCGATTCTGTCTAGTCGTGTTGATGTATTCTCAGCCATTTAACATTTCCACCGTCTGCGTGCTTGTCTTAGTCTACTATTTGGATCTGATGCTGCTTTTGGGAATTGTTTCATTTGTCCTGCACTACGAGCACAATATGATTTTCTTCTATTTGCAGCTTTAGATCCAGGTTTTACTTTACCAGTAACGGCAGTTTTAAGTTTTGAGCCAGGATTTAATCTACGATAAGCTTTTACTCCCGCAGCAGTCATACCAGCACCAGATTTCGTAGAACGAAAGTTCTTCTTATTTCTTGCAGGCATTTTACCTTTTCTTTTTGCGGGCATTTGTCTTCCTCTTTGCTATAGTTCTAACTCTAGTTGGCTTTCCACCCACACCTTGGGCTTTGGCTCGTTTACGTTTTACAGCACTCCTTTTCTGCGATGCAGTCATACTTGCAGCTTTCGCTTTAGGTACACACTTTGGGTATCCTTTGCGTTTAGTAGAAGCTTTTTTTCTTCCACAAGGCGCATACCCACCGCCTTTTTTCTTTCTGCCTATATCAACCCACTCTTCATTAAACCATTTAGTGAGTCCACCCGTTGGTTTAGCCACTATCTGTAGCCCCCACCTCTTTGTTTGTAGGTCTTAGTCAACCAACCTGAAGCATATGCTGAAGGCCAAACTTTAAATTTACGTTTAGCTTCTGACTTTACTCTAGCATATAAGCTTGGATTAGTAGGAGTTGCCCCCTTTCTTTTACTCGTTTTCTTTTTTACTGGTTTTCTTGGCATTATTTTTCCTTCCTTGGGCGCCCTCTTTTCTTTGGCGCTTGTGGTTTATCGGGTGTTAATCCCCATTTAAAAAGTTTTGCATAACTTTTTTTCATTTTTTTAAAAAACTTTTTAATGTATTCCATATAAAAAACTCCTGCCATAATCAATAAGGCTATTATTATAGTATACCAAATGATGTTCAATTTCTCTTCCTGCGGGATGTTTTTGTGCGTTTGAAAGATCTATTAGATTTTTTTGATTCCATTCTAATGTTCTTTACTTTAGCATTTAAAGGATTGTTATCTTTGTGTGCTACGTCTTTACCATCGCCTTTTTTAGCTTTACCTAAGCGCACCATAATACGTCTAGACTTATTGCGTCCAGCTCTGCGTTTTTTTTGTGTTTCTTTTGAATGGTAGTTATCGTACTCTTTACGATAGTTTCTTTTAGCAGCCACTATTTACCAGTTTTATTCATAGCCTTTTTGTGTGCTTGGCGCATGGTGTCTCCCATGAGCATACGTCTTTTCATAAAAGCCATATGTTTTGCACTGTGATGTTTGCTGTGTCTTTTTAAAGCAGCTTCTTGTCGTTTAGAAATACTTTTCTTTACAACTTTTTGAAGGGGTCTAGTTTTAGTTCTTGCCATTTTTCTTCCCTTTATCCATAGGTATATTGTCAAAATACTCTGAAACTTCTTCTGGACTCATAAGATCAAAACCTTCTGTTGAACTTTGATTAGGTGAATTATGCTCAATTTTAATGCTTTTTACCTTGCCTAAATGTTCATTAGACTCTTCTTTGCCTTCTGGTTTATATCTCATTATTTACCTTTTACGCCCCGGCCCATAAGAACATCAGCATAAGTTATTTTTCCGTCTTTATTTAAATCAGGAAAGTTCATTGTGCTTTTCTTTCTTTTCTTTTTGCGAGCTTTTGCTGCTTGCATATATTTTTCATTAGCCATTTGATTTCTCCGATGTTGATATTAAAAAATCAATAATCTTTATCTTATCATTAACCTCTGCTAGTTGTCCTATGAGCTTATCTAGTTCAATACTAAAAGCTGTATGCTCAGGAATACTAGTTGGGTTATTTAATAAAACCTCTAAATCTAAAGTTATTTGTGCACGTTGACCGTGCAGCACTTCCTTTTGTGTGCAAAGCACTCCTAGCTTATCCATACTTACCTACTTCTTTTTCTTTTTGCCGTAAGACATTTTCATTGACTTAGGTTTTTTAGTCATAGATTTCTTTTTACTAGGTTTCTTTTTGCCATAGTTATACATAATTACTCCTTATCTTTTCTCCAAAGATCAAAAAATGGTTTTTCAGATTCTTTTACCCCAGGAATAGTCCCATCATGATCCTTTACTGTTGAGTAAGAACAACTGCAAAGATCTTTATATGTATGGGGCTCTTGGTGGTCAAGAGGTTTGTTTATGCCTGTATTCTTCATGGTTTTATCTTACCTTATTGTGGTTTAGTTGGCCATACTACACTATCAATATCTGTTACTGATAAGTTAGTAGCCGGCACGTCTCGTAAAGCTTGTCTGTATGTAGTCCACTCTGCTTTCTTTTCTGTTGTCAAAGGGCTATCAGGGCTTTGTGTCCAATCACATTCTGCTAATAAAAAGTCTCTAGTCCTTCTAACTTTAGGCCAAAAGTCTGGCGTATAACTTACTGCAACCCCAGCAACAATCTTCTGTGTTGCCCTGTCAAAGTCTCCCTCAATAATACTGTCGCCTTCATTTAATAATATATCATCTACACTATTAACAGAAGCTTGTCCTTGTGTATGAATAATCCCTGTAGCGGTATTATAGATTGAATAGTTTTTCATAATTAAGTTGTATTATCTATGTATACATACATACTTTGATATGTACTGTTATGTACGGACCCCGATACATTAAAATTCATTCGCCAATAAACTGTTTCTTGTGAGCTAGACATACCTGTAAGTGTGCCTTGCCACATGAATGCATATGTTCTAAATGTTCCTGCGTCAGCCTCTACTACTGGTGATAAAGACACCCAAGTAGACCCATTAAAACTATATTGAAGGGTGCCATTTCTTACATCTCCCAAAACAGCACTGTATAAAACTTGATATGTTGCGCCATTTCTTACATTGTTTACTGTAATAGGTAGGTAAACGGCTTCAACACTATTTATTACATCGCCTGGATAGCTTCCATTATACTGACTAGCACTATTATAAACGGCTAAAGGTACTGT